CCGGATGATCTTTTGTGGTCAATCTCATATCTTTTCAGATTTTCATAATGATTGGCCCATTCTATTGTAGTGCTCATTTGAGAGACATTTCTTTCTGTGAATAATCCTTTATCCCAAGAAATAATAAATGTTTGATACCCTCCAGTTTTTGCAAATTTCTTTTTGTTTTTTCTGTATGCTCTTTCTGGAAAACGTGCCCAATCCTTATGAGCTTCCATAATAGCCGAAAGATTTTGCATCTCAAAAACATAAATTGAAGGGATGTTTACCAACTTTTCTGTTGTTTCCCCAATAACAGAATCATCCACTATTTTGAATGTATAAAATAATGGAAGAGTAGTTTTTGTTGGGTGATTATGAATTTCAACAAGTTTGCTTGGAGGCATAAAATCAATTTCAACAAACCCATCATTATGGGCTGTAACTGCTAAAAACAATTCTCCCTCAATGTCTGCTCTGGTGTAGTATTTTTTAAAATTAGAATACAGCCTATTTCTTGAATCTTTAACAATAAGATTAACAAACTTTCTCACATCAGGATAAGGGGATGAAATATTAAAACCCTTTCCACAAACAATTCCAGAATTGTCAGAAATTGCGGTAGAAATTTGTGGGTTTGTATTATATTTTTTCCAGCACTCCCTTTGTAACTGTTCTATGTTTTTTATAAGACTGTCTGTGTGCCCAGAGCCATAAACAGGGAAACCATCTTCATCAACAATGATTCTTCCAGTGCTATCACTTGGAAACACTGAAAACATCATTTCTTGTAATTGTTCATCTGGAGTATCCAATAAAGCCTGGATACCAACATTCATATTTTCTTTTTTATCCATAAGATTCTCCTAGTAAGATCCCAACAACTCACCGTTTGAAATAAATTCCCCAAGATATGTTTTACCAGTTCTTGGTAGCATATCATCTGCTGTTTTGAACCGCAAACCGTAGATACACCACACTAATGAAAAGCAAACGTCATCTTGTACACCATTTGGTTTATTCTTTTCTGGTGACCCATACCAATCTTTACCTGGGGTGGTTTCTATCATTTCTAGTTCTTCCATAAGAATGTCTTTTTGATTTGTTCCTCGGTAAGCGATGGGAGAAACTTTTATTCTCTCATTTTGGACAGCTAGGAACAGTTCAGAATATGCTTCTTTTTGTTTTAGTGGAACTGGAGATAAAATCTCAAACTCAATATCTTTTGTTTCCAGCCAAGGACCAATATCAAACATTCCCCATCTTTCTGTACATAAAACATCTATTCCACCATATTCTGAATCTCCCAAATTTATCTCATCTTTTATTGATTCTATCGTGGAATCAACAACGTGTTTTACTCCAAGAATTATATAGATGAATTTATTTACGGCGTTTTCATCTAAAAAATTATTAACATGCGATCTGCTTCCTGGAAGCCCTTTTGCCACAAAGGTAACAATGGTTCTAGCACCCCCCATTTTTTCTTTCATTGGATCAGCTCTATCCACACCAACTCCAACAACCCAGTTTGTGTCATACAAATCAGATAATTTTTCTAAATCATAAGAATTTGCCATTTCACAAAAATATTCTGAGTTATCCAAAGAATAAATAGATTTTACTGGTGTCAGTGCTGAGTAAACAACATTTACATGATTCTGTATTTGAACAGGATCAATTTCAAATCTTCTCTCATCTTCTGGAATAGCCAAAAGTTTCATCTTCTCATTTTTTTCTAACAATATTTTTTGAACAGTGTCTGTTCCAAAACACAATTTACCATGCACCCCAAGATAGTGCATAGCTTCTAAACTGTGTGGGGTAAAAAGTTTGGTTATTCCTGTATCCCACAAGTTTTTAAAGTATCTGGCAAATTCAGCAGCAGGAAATTTTCTTCGATAATCATCAAGCTGTTTTTGTGTCATTTGAGGATTAAAAAAGTCTTCACTATTTCCACCTGGAGAACATCTATAAGAAAAATAAGTGAGGTTATCTGTCCCATCTAATTTTGATTCCAGAGATGACTTATATAATGAATACAAAATATGAGTTTTTTCAGATACTGTGGAATCAATTACTCCAAGAGCATTTGGCATATTTCGAATAGAACCATCAAGCTGAACGAAAAACTTTGGGTTTTTCATATCAAATATTTCTGAGAACGTATAACCAGTAATGTTTGATACGATACCAGAAAAAGAAGAAATGGAACGAACCATAGAGATAGTTCTTTTTTTACTATCCACAAGTTTCATTTCTTTTTCTTGAATATTTTTTCTACCAATAATAGCTAAAAGTTTTGGAGAGTTTAAAATGATTTCTCTCATAATATCATAATGAACAAATTTTACCTGATCCTTGGAATTTGCTCCAAGCATAATCTGCTGTCTTGGAAAACAAAAAAATTTCCAAAGCTGAATAAGACAGGCTGAAAGACTTTTACCATCTCCTCTGGGCCAACAAAGCACAATTAACCTATGTAAAAATCTTCCATTTTCCATAGCCAGTGCTTTTCTAACAATAGGTTTTTGAAGATCCCACATATCTTGGTATGATCGTCCAGTTTCTATGCTTTTTTCTTTAGGCATATCTGACATAGGAATCCAGGTAGGAATTGTAGCGTTTTCCTTATAAATGGCTAAACAGACATGATCTTCACACCATTTAATAAAACCTTCCCCACCCTCACGATATTGTTTTAATCCTTTATTATCTTCCTTACTGATTTTACCAGTAAGAATTTTTGATTTTCTCCTGATGAGTTTAGGTTTTTCAACAGGAATAAAAACCTCTTTCCCACCTTTAGGTTTGAATCGTTCAAAAATAATATCTTTCACTTTTTCCTCACAATAAAAAACAAATAAACAGGCCACAAAACACAATAATGAAGCCCATCTAAAATTTCATATTTTCCTTTCCTATCCTTAAAAATATTAAAAGATTGTGCAAAAACAAGAGCTATAAAAACATATAAAAGAATACACAAAAGAATAAACATATTTATTGCTCCTCAACATACATATTATCACAATAAGAAGAATCACCATCAGCAGAAGAACCATGCCCAACAAGTTGTTTATACCCTAATTTACTCCACATATCATCAATACACTTAATATGCTCTCGAATTTCCTTATAAATAGGGTTAATTTTTTTATCGCCATGAGCCCCAGTAAAAGTCCAAATACTATCAATAGCAGATGAAGCGATTTTTAAATCAAAAAGAATAGAATAAAGAGGAATAATATGTAATCCCAATCGAACAGCTTCCCTAGTAGTAATGGAAATACCAAGCATATCCAAAGCAGCACTATAAATATTTTCAAGATAATATTTTTGAGGATTACAGATAGAACCATCAGAACCCTGATTAGGACATCTATCAGAAATAGGACAATTTTCATGTTTACAAATTTTACATGAATTCCAAACAAGCGCAGTAAAGCTATCAGTTTTCATAACCTCAACGCCAACGCAACGCCTTTTAAGTCTAACAACATCGTTACTCATAAAATCTCCTTATGATTTTTACTATAAATATCTAATCACATTTCCAGTGTAAAGTATTGGAACATTTTTACCTATAAATTTTTTCCCACCAAAATTTGAAATCGGAAAATAAAAAACAATTCCAAAAAAACCTATATAGGGAAGGGGGCATAATTATTTATTTTTTATGATGGTAACAAGATGATTCAATAAAAATTGTGGTTAATAGAAAGGATAGGGCAAATGGATAATAGATAACAAGACCACTCAATAATTTACTCTCAAAAGTCATGTAAAAAATTATTTATAGAAGTAGGAAAATGGAAGGGAAAGGAAAGGGAAAATGATTCAATAATTTACTTCCAAAAATTATACAAAAAATTGTGGTGAAGGAAAAGGATAGGGAAAGAGAAATGGACAATAAGACCACTCAATAATTTGCTCTCAAAAACCATGTAAAAAATTGTGGCGAAGGTTTAATTTACTTCTAAATTTTATACAAAAAAATGTGGGGAAGATATTATTTACTTTCAAAAACCATGTAAAAAATTGTGGTGGTGTGCCCCACATCCATACTGTCCCCCCTATGTCAAGAAAAAGATAGGGGGCCTATATTTTGCCTATATAATGTATTGAACCCATGCCTATCCTGATTGAATGCTGTAAACCATTGATATAATTGGATATTATATTTATTTTGAGTATATTACATAAAATACTGACTTTGTCGTTGACAGGGCCAGAACCGTGTCATAGATGAGCATCAAGCAAGTTGACTTTTCTTGCGGCTCTTTGACTCCTGCCCGTTGTACGCTATCTGGTGCCCCTACCTTGGGCACCAGACAAGAAACAAAGGGAAGGCGCAAAAAACGAGGAAAAAACAATAAAAGTATGCTTTTATTGTGCAATGTTGCAAAAAACTTTTAACAAATATGGAGTATTGTCATGGAAAAGAACAACGCAGTAGTAAACGCAGAACTGGAAGCACAAAAGTTGGCACAAGCCGCGTTGAGTGCAATTGAAGAAACAAGCATTGCATCGGTTGCAACCGATGACCTATCCGATGCAATAAAAAAGGCTCTAAAGGCCTCCGGCTTGGTTTCTTGCCTGCCCCCAATGTTGCCCGCTGGCAACCTGGATGCTTGGCAAAAAACACTATTTGAAAGAATCCATTCTGTGTGTAAAGCCCATAAAGCTGGGGCAGTCGTGAGAGTGAAGATTCAAGACATTGATATACCCACGACGCACAAACGGAAAAAGAATGGGAATAGCTATTCATACGTCGAGGTGTCAAAGCACGAACAGATAGGAAAATTCATATCGGCTCTAATGATGCCGAGCAAGGCAACTTGCAACAAGG